TGCCGTATTTACAGAGTAACATCCCGCATTTTAAATGTTGGGTGCGTAGAGAATATACACACAACCATGAAAAATATCATGGTGAGTTTTTGCACGCGATGGCTATTGCTGTCACGACGATGCCAAATAGGTGTTTGTCTTTTCAAGTAATATTTACTGGGTGTGAGAATGATGACGATGAGCCTAATGTGCATGGTGGTGCTATGTGGGCTCGTATGCCTATCACAGCGCTTGTTGGCGATTTTGACTTTGAAGGTTGGCCCGACCCTATGGAGACATATTTAGCACAGCCTTGGGACTGTGCTTCGCATCATCACGCTGTATATACGTTAGAAAGAGCAACTCCGTGTCCATGGATGGCAAAGATAGGAGGGGAGTTTTATCCTGCTAAATATCATTTTACTGTAGATTATACAGACAGCGAGATAGCGGATGATCCTGCACAACATAAACAAAGTCATGTTCTTACCTTATTAGACGCCGGCGACTACACCGGTAATATTGTAGCCTTGCCAAACAACCGTGTTCGTGTTACTCATCCCGCATGGTTTGAGACGGGGGAGGGTCCGCCGGACTTTAAACCATCGCAGCATATACATTACTCAAAGTCTGATTTAGATTATGTGTTGGACGTAAACCAAATTTTTGATAATATGTATGCAAACAAGGATGAGTAAATGGCCGTATCAGATAGCACAGACTTCGAACTCGACGTTGCAGAGTACATCGAAGAGGCGTTTGAACGTTGTGGTTTAGAGGTCAGAACGGGTTACGACCTTAAATCTGCCAAGCGTTCTTTAAATCTTATGTTAGCCGAGTGGGCTAATCGTGGTCTTAATCAGTGGACCATAACACAGACCACACAAGCCCTCACCTCTGGAACTGCTACTTATAACCTAAATGCAAACGTAATTGATATACTTTCTGTTGTTGTACGACGCAGCAGCACAGACTTTGCAATGGAGCGAATAAGTCGGTCTACCTATTTAGGCATACCAACTAAAAGTACAACGGGACGGCCCAATCAATTCTTTTTGGACAGACAAATTACTCCTGTATTGAAAATATGGCCTACTCCAGAAAATAGTACGGACACTCTTATATTTGATGCACTGACACGCATGGATGATGCAGATACGTTTATTAATACCATGGATATGCCCTTTCGGTTCTTTCCATGTTTGGCTGCCGGACTGGCCTATTACATAAGCATGAAAAGAGCCCCAAACAGAACACAGATGTTAAAAGCCGTATATGAAGAGGAGTTTGAAAGAGCAATGACTGAGGATAGAGACAGAGCTTCTTTTAACGTAGTGCCTCAGTATGAATATTTTAGGAGTTCCTGATGTCAAGATTTGCGCAAGGTAAACACGCTTACGCCATATCCGATAGATCAGGTTTTCGTTATAAATATAAAGATATGCGAAAAGAATGGAATGGCTCCCTTGTAGGTAAAGATGAGTTTGAGCCTAAGCAGTCGCAACTTGAGCCCTTTCCAACTGTGATAGATGCGTTAGCTTTAAAAGACGCAAGACCAGATAGAACAGAACCACAAACTGTTCCTGTGGGACCCGGTGGGTTTCCTGAAAGAGGAGTTGCAATTCGCGCTTTTGCCTCTGTTGGAGAGGTTACGGTGACAACATGAGTTTTACCTTTGCTACACTTAAAACTGCAATACAGGATTACACCGAAAATTCTGAAACAACGTTTGTTAATAATTTATCAAATTTTATTAAGGTTGCAGAAGAACGTATTTTAAAAAATGTTCAGTTAAGTAATTTTAGGAAAAACGCGACAGCAGCGTTTACCTCAAGTAGTGAGTTTTTGGCGTGTCCAACAGATTTTCTCACTCCTTTTTCACTTAGTTTTACGGATGGCAGTAGTAATAAGGTGTTTCTTGATTATAAAGATGTAAATTTTGTACAAACAATTACACCAAATTCTGCTACTACGGGAACTCCACGGTTTTATGCATTGTTTGATACGGATAATTTTATTGTAGCACCTACTCCAAGCACCAGTTTTGCAGTGGAACTACATTATTATTACAGGCCAAATAGTCTTACCGCAGGTGCTGATTCTGGCTCTACGTGGCTAAGTACGAATGCACCTAATGCTTTATTGTATGGAGCTTTAATGGAGGCGTATACTTTTATGAAAGGTGAGCAAGACGTTATGGCCAATTATGCACAGAGGTTTACGGAGGCGGTTCAATCGCTTAAACTGTATGGCGAGGCAAAAGAAGTTAGTGATTATTATAGAACAGGAATGCTTATGAGGGATAAACAATAATGTTAATGGAATTACCTAAAACTCCAATTGTTGATATACAAACTACAGACAACAGAGGGTTTACACCGGAAGAAGTAGCTTCACGATGTGTAGATAAAATAGTTGAAGTGGGAGACAATGCCGCTCCTGAAATTAGAGATCAAGCACGTGCTTTTAAAGCGCACCTTGAAAAAGTTATTACATTTTACATGAAAGAAGCTATAAAATCAGACAGAACAACTATTTACAATGCTATTAAACAAGCAGGACATGAAAAGCTTGCAGAACACGTAAGGAGGTTATGATGGCTATAACACAAGCAATGTGCACAAGTTTTAAAAAGGAATTGATGGAGGCGGTTCACAATTTTAAAAATAGTGGAGGCAGCACGTTTAAATTAGCTTTGTATACATCTAGTGCTACTTTAGATGAAACAACTACAGCGTACACAACAAGCAATGAAATATCAGGATCGGGTTATAGCGCAAAAGGTGGAACCTTAACCAGAGTAGACCCTAGTACCTCAGGAACTACAGCGCTTACAGATTTTGCTGATCTTACGTTTAGTAGTGCTACAATTACCGCAAGAGGCGCATTAATTTTTAATGAAGACGCCTCAAATGACGCTTCTGTTTGTGTTTTAGATTTTGGATCAGATAAGTCCTCCTCTTCCGGTGACTTTACTGTAGTTTTTCCGGCGGCAGATGCCACTAATGCGATAATAAGGATAGCATAATGGCATTTGTGATTGCAGATAGAGTTCGTGAAACGACAACGACGACAGGCACAGGCACGATCACTTTGGGTGGTGCAGTCACAAACTTTGAAACTTTTGCTGCTAATCTATCTAACTCTGATACCACCTACTATGCTATTGTTGATAATACCAATAGTGATTTTGAGGTTGGTGTAGGAACATTTACAGCCTCTGGCACAACATTAGCACGATCTGTTATAGCAAGTTCTAACAGTAACAATCTTGTAGATTTTGGTGTAGGAACTAAAGATGTATTTATTACAGTGCCTGCAAGTAAGATTGTTGTTGAAGATGACAGTAACAATGTTGCTATAGGGGGAACAGTAACAGCCACAGCTTTTATTGGTAGTGGTGCAAGTCTTACAGGTGTGGATGTAGTAAACGATTCGACTCCCCAGTTGGGTGGAGACTTGGATATGAATGGTAATGATATTGTTACTACGTCCAACGCAAATTTAGAGTTAGCACCAAACGGAACAGGGAAAGTTGTTGTAAAGGGTAACAGCAATCAAGGTGCTATAACATTAAACTGTGAGGCTAACTCACACGGACAAACAATAATCGCAGCTCCTCACTCAGAGAGTGCTAATAATACACTAACCCTACCTAGTACAGGTGGAGATGCTCGTTTAGTGTCAGCGACATCTACGGCTACGCTAACTAACAAGACACTCACAAGCCCTGTTATAGAAACAGTAACAGGATCAACAATTACGTTAGACTCCGCAGGAGATATAAACCTAGATGCAGGTGGAGCAGATGTAACGTTAAAAGACGATGGCACTACATTCGGTAGCTTAACAAATAGCAGTGGTGAGTTGGTGGTTAAGTCTGGTTCTACCCCAACAACAGCTATGACGTTCAGTGGAGCTAATGTAACTCTAGCAGGAAATCTAACAGTAAATGGCACGACAACGACTGTGGATACTACAAATACAACTATTAAGGATAGTTTGTTAGAGCTAAACAGTGGAGCAACCTCAAACTCTAACGACTGTGGTATAGTTATCGAAAGAGGTTCTACTGGCGATAATGCTATAATAATGTGGGATGA